TTGCTGAGCCTTAAAAGCCTGAGCAGAAGCGAGAACCTGAAGGGGGTTCTTACCAAGCCTGATAGCCATATCTACAGTAGACAACTGGGAGTATACACGAGTGTCACCATAGGTGCCATTAGTGAGAATCTGTCGTACTGCTGAAGGATTAGTACTATAGAGGCTCATTAAAGTTTGGAACCCTGGGGATAACCCTGAGATAGAGATTGCTCTAGCTTGACCCGGAATATTATACTGGAAGTCACCTGCTTCCTTATCCGTAAGTAAATCTACAGCATCCTTAGATGAGATCTTACCAGTCATAGCAATTTCATTAAGTCTATGATCTAAGTCCTGATAGTACTCTTTAAGCATCTCAGTGACAGGCTCTCTAATGGAATTAGGAGTACCTTTAGAGGTAGCCATAGTGAGCAGCATTGAGACCTTCTTTGGATCACCTTCAGTAAAGAGCTTCTGGACAAACCCTTGCCCGATAACCTTCATATCATTGGAATTCAGGGAGATACCCGCATCCTGAAGTACTTTCCTGAAAGCCTCTTCAGTAGGAACCGCAGTACCCGTAAGGTTAGCTATAAGAGTATTACCTAGGTACTCCTCATAGAGGGCATCCCCTCGCATCTTCCCAGCTGCCTTAAGGTTAGCTTGAGCAGTTCTCTTAGCGTTCCTGATTGCTTGATCAAGATACTTAGTTCTAGGTGTCTCTACATTGTTATTAGAAAGATACTCTTCATCCTTAAGCTGACTGAGGAGAGCATTGTTGAGAAGCTTATATTGCATCTCAGGGGAATAGTTAGCCCCCGTAGTCCTCCCCATTTGATCCAAATAATTCAGGAAAGCTTGACCTGCATTAGGTGACCCTGAATTAATGATCGTAGCAATGTTAGAGGAATCAGCAATAAGAGATTTCTCAGTTTCCCATTTATCCTCTACAGCTTCCTTCTGAGCGATTACCTTTAGACGACCCTCAGGAGAAGTCTCAAAGAAACCCTCCTTAAAGAACTCATCATCCATAGAGTAACCAAAGGAATCAGCAAGATCCTTTTGGCTCTCTTTAGCGTACTGATAGAACTCTGAATCTACTTCAACCTGAGACTTACCAGCAAGCTTATTCGTATTAACCTGTTCATTAACAAAGTCCTGATAGGTCAGGTTGTATGCCATTCGACCATGCAGATACTTAAGTCTAGACATAGCAAATGGATTGTCCTGAAACGGAATACGATTATTCTTGATATCCTGCTGATACTGCTCAATAGAATGACTTTGGAAATACTTATCAGCTAAGTCCTCTACTTCTTTCTTCTTTACCTGTTGACGCTTTGCTTCATCAATCTGATACTGATCGAAGTCTTTAGATGCCTGCTTAAAAGCTAGACCTAAAGCATTCACCCAGTCACCTTCGAGGTCTGCAGTAACTTTAGAAGAATCAATGTTAAGGTTTGCACCCTTATATTCCCCGAGCTTAGCTAAGCCAGAATTGAAGTACCTCCAAGTACCCATCTCATTAGCAATGGACGTAGTACCTGCTGTATTCTTATAAGCCATTAGTAGTAATAACCTCCATAGGAACCTCTACGGTTATACCCCTGATTCATCGCACCTGTAAAGTTCTGCATGTAATCAAGGAAGTTAAACATGCCTTGATTTTGTGCCTTAAGGGTACTGTAGTTAGCTATAAAGTTATTCATGAAGCTAGTACCGGTACCCATAGTAGACGAAGAAGTAGTAACACCTGTAGTAGATGTACCTAAGACATTCGCACCTGCAATACCAGAGAGACCCGCAGAACCCCCAACACTAGAGGTACCTGCAACAACCGTCTCTCCACCCACAGTACCCGCAATGGTACCACCAGTACCACCTACGGTACCTGCAGCACCTGCAAGAGCACTGCCTGCACCTGCTGTAGCTGCACCAATAGCTGCACCTTTAGCGGAACTATCGAGGAATTCCATAACGTAGCTCATGCCGCCCTTATATTGGCTCTTGAGTTGATCTCTAGCCTGCTCTACAGAATTCTTCATCTGGACATATAGAGCATCCTTCTGAGATCTAATGTTAGTTACATCAGTCTCATAGGCATCCTTAAGAGCAGTCTTTTGTCGCAACACTGCACCTGAGATTGATCTTTTGATTTGTCCTGCAGTTCGCCCTTCGTAACCTGTCTCAGCTAGAGAAGCTTCAACTGTAGCATTATTCTGCAAGGCGTTATAAGACAACTGAAATAAGTTGCTCACAGCATTATCATAGGCACTCTGCTCTTGTCTAGTCAATTGGTTCTGATTCCAATTGTAGTTCATCTGAGCATAGTACATCTGTTTCTTGAATGCTTTAGTGAGAGATCTGTTGTACTTTGATTTCTGCCACAGGGAACTGCCACCACCTGCAACTGCACCGATTACTGCACCTGCAGCAATTATTCCTGACATAGTTCCTCTCTATTGTTAGTTAATAACTGCCACTCATCAGTAAACTCTTTCTCTGCTTCCTCTACAGTAGATGCGTTACTAGCAAAGAACATTGTAATGTATGTGTCCTCAAAGGCACTAAAGACCTGCCTACGGCCATCCATACCTTTCAATACAGAATAGCCAGAGATCTCCTCTAGGTGATCCCCTACGACAACCTTACAGTCCCCACTAACGATAACCACTGTAGGAATCTTAATGAAAGCACCTGCACCAATCTCACCCTTTCTCAATAGAATGGTTCTAACGTAACAGCCTGCCCACAGGAAATGATCTAATTCAATAGGTGCCTCAGGCAGAGACAGAGTAGCCATAACAAGACCTTTACCAATCTCCTGCTCCATAGGCGCCATACTAGGCAAAGCACCAACCATAGCTTTCTTAAGAGTTAATCCCTTTCTCACGTCTGACTATTCCTCCGAATATAATATCCTTCCCAACCACCAGAGATAAGGTTCACAGGCAACGGATTATCTGAAGTAACTGTAATCTTAACCTCAGTACTATTGTCCTGCACAGGGAACTTAAACTTACCTGTTGCTACTCTATAGGATCCTAAGACTAATGGAGATTCACTTAAGGCCTTAGATGTACAAGTGTACTTAAAGTGCTTATTCTTGACATCATTGTCTACAGACACATCAAAGGTACCAGAGTTGCTATAGTTAAACCAATAGTATCTCAGTTGTAATCTGCCTTCATCTTCAGAGATTGCAGCACCATCAGAAGTAGTTTTCTTAATCATTGGTCTAGACAATACAACATCAAATTCATATTGCCTGCCTACGAAGTAAGTCATGCCTCTGAGATCCCCAGTTACCTTAAAGACACCATTATCATCCCAAGAGGATACCTGATGATAGTAGCCATCAGTACCAACTAGACAATATGTAGCTGAGCCAATCTTAGGAACAGCACCGTAGACATCCTTTAGGGAGACCTCGGTATAGTCATTGTAGGCACTGTACTTATTAGTACCAGGGATGACATAGCGTACCTTACGATCCATAAAGTATCTTACACGCTCATCAGAGAAGTCTACTGCCTGACCTGTAAGCCTGCTCTTCTCTAAGAACAGTCCGCCATCAGTGTTAATAAGGAAGTAGATTTCAGAGCCTACGAACTCTGCAAGTAAGACCTGAGTACCTTCATATCGGAACGTCCATTTGCACCATGACTGCTGCATACTCTGGGAATTCTGAATGATGTACTTAAAGACCCATACAGTGTTAGGATGAGTACGTGAACACAGTGTGATTACATTGTCTGAAGTATTACCAGAGAGCCTAAAGATTCCCTTAGGAATATACGTAGGAACATGTGCAGCTACATCCTCAGCATCCTTAAGATCAGCTACGTCCTGTACCGTATAGTATCTCATAAGAGAGCAATAGTTAACTCTGTTAGAGATAAAGAAAATACTTTGTCCTACACCTAAAGGCTGAGCATCATCACTGTAATCAAAGGAAGTGATTTGATCAACCTTAGCACTCTTAGGGGTCATTACGCCATCGCTAGAGAGAACAAATTGTCCCTCTCTAGAGAACAACATTAGTTCCCTGCTGAATGGTACTGCATGTGTTAGAATACAGACTTTGTTTGAAGATACAGCAAGGTCAATTGGATCAGTATCAGCAATAGTAGCTGCTGATCTAGACCAGAAATTAAAGAAATCAGCAGAAGCACTGAGGATAACATTTTCACCACTGATGAACCCTAAGCGATTTCTGTAGAAAAACATATCATTCAACGTTTCCCCTACGAAGCTAGGCTCAGGATTGCTGTCCTCATCACCTACTACTCTATCAGCCCAAGTAAGTCTTTTGAAGTGGAAGGAGCCATCAGATTCTCTTACGAGAGCATGAGGCATACTAGAGTAATCAAATTCATACTGAATGTTTGGTGCGGCACACTCTAGCCACGCATTCTTACCTTCATTGTAGTTAACGTAGTAGTCATCATCAGCCGAGTTAGCTTCACCCTTAATGCGCATGATGTAACCATTAGGAGCAGCAGGGGGAAGCTTAGAGACACTGTTAACGTAACCCTTCAAGACATATGCATTAGTGTTGCCAAAGCCATCCTTAACAACAACATTAGGCATATCCCAGCCAGTCTTAGCTTGGATGGAAACTACGGAATCACCAAAGACTTTGAAGTTATAAGCATTGAAGTCGAACTTAGGATTCTTAGCGAACCCCATAGAGTCTCTGCCTCCAATCTGTCCTAATAGCCAATCATAGGTAGTGGCTCCCCCATCAGCACCCTGAGAACCTGTAGCTAAGTCTACAAGTTTCTCTGCAATGAACGCAGAGGTAGTCTGTAGAGCCTGCCTAGCTGAACCACCATCAGGTGTAATGACACCACACATAAAGGTACTGCCCATAAAGAGAGCATAGGTCTTAGCAAAGGCGGCATTCTTAATGTACGCTAGTGCAGTATCCTGACCATTTTGAGAGGTAGTAGAACTAGACATACCAATGGTTTTACTACGGTTCAGAATGAACGTATAGTCTGCAACAGTGACTGCTCTAAATTCATCATTAGCGTCCGTGACATTAAGATAACTAGCATCATTGTCAATAACAACTTTCTTTTCATTACCTTCAAAATCCCATACCTTTAGAGACCCGCTGGACATACCTAAGATATACTGCTCAGTCTCGTCTCTGTTAATGACATGATACTTAGTAGTGAGTGGATCTACTTTGTCCCCAAGTCTCTTAATGTGAACTGTAGGAGGTCTCTTTTGCAAGCCATCAACTTCACTAGAGAAACCATTGATCTGCTCCTCTACCTGATCAGCAAACCTAAGGATATCCGGTTGCTGAGATACGCCACCCTTATAGGATACTGTTGATTGCGATACTAATGGCATCCCTATTAGCTCCTCTGGATATACTGAGAAATGTATTGGTCATCATTGAGGATATTATAGTTACCCGTAGTTAGATCATAGTCAATGATATCTGCATAGGCACTAGATTCCTCAGTCATCAGATGCGTATTCAGGTCATCTGAAGTAAGATATCTCATCTGGAAGATTCTAGCTGCACGACAAGCAATGAACTTACGGAATACCTCAGGTAACTCCTCAAAGTCTAATCCTCTAACCAGAGTATCTAAAGTCAAACCCTCAGGGAACTCATTGGTCTGCGAAAGAATGTCGAAAAAATAGCCGGATCGTCTGATCAACTTATAACCACTGCTGACAAACCTAAGATAATTATTAGGGCAGGGAACTAAGTTAGTATCAGCATCCGGCAATAAAGCTACTGAATCTTCAATATTAAAGTCCCATCCTCTTGATTGAATCTCTTTAGAGACACTATCGAGAATCCTCACCGCATTCAGAACGTCTACATTCAGTTCATCTTCAAGTGAGTTGACAGGACTAGAGCCTACAGCAGATAAAATCTCATTCACTGCATCTAGTTTGTTAGAAGGAGTGACAATCATAATTTATCCTTTGTAGTAGTATTTTATAGTTGTTATTATGTATTATTTGGGAGCTGCAGGGATCTTAGGCTTCCTAGAGACTACCTTAGGTTTGACTTCAGTTGGGGCTTTAATCAAACCTAATTTAATCTTTTCTTCTACAGTCAAACGGGAGCCTTTCTTAGAACCCCCGTTGACATAGAAATAGGAATCCTTAATGTCGGATTCCGAGTACATTACACACCAACCTGAGCAGTCTTAACGAAGAGACCCACGGCTTCAGGACGAAGGCCACCGTGACCCACAGCCATCTTAGCGATGATCTGATCAGCCTGATATTCAGCTCTGCGAGCACGTTCCATAGCGAGATCCTTCAGCTTAAGGGCACCCACAGCGGAACGGTGGAACGCAATACCCTGAAGGACAGCCGTAGAGATCTGCTCCTTAAGAGCATGCTTACCATCAACACCATTGTTCAGGAAGTTCGGGGTTTCCACAATCTGGAAGCCACAGACATTCTGAAGTCGACCCGTATTCGGATCAAAGATAGCAGCAAAGTTAGCAGCATCCGGCATAAGGGCACGGCAGATAGCCGAATAACCTTCGGGGGAGACAAGGAAATAACGGTCACCTGCCGGAACCCAATTCTTCGTAAACTGAGCACGGGCATCAATCAGACCCTGCAGGAGGATGTTGCCATACTCCACAGTCGTAGCTTCATCAAGACCCGTAACATACTCAAATGCCTTGCCCGTACCCGGATTTTCAAGAGTAGCATTATCAGGGATGTTCTCAGGCATACCCGCGGAAGTCTTAGCACCCGTGTTAGCAAGTTCATTGATAGAGGCACAGTCGAAAGCCTGAGCAAGAGCTTCACCAAGCTGCTTCGAGTATTCCGTACGGACATCATAGTGATTCATTGCATCATCGATATCCGTGATAAGAGCATCAGCCGTGAGGAGCCCATCGATAGCAATCACTCGCTCCGTGTTCTCCATCTTCTTACGCTGATCATCTAAGGAATTACCAGGTGTAAGATACTTAGCATGAGTACGACCCATGACAGCGAATGAGGCACTCTTCAATTACCTCATGTTTCACCTAGGACGCTACTCCTAGGCTCCCCATAGAATGCTGTAGTTTCTATAGGGCACATAGTTTCCTATGTGTTCAGACTATATCTTAACAATGACAGCCATGTTCTTCAAGATATCTAATGGCGTTCTCAAGCCTATACGGAGAATCCTTCATAAGCCCAATTGCAGTATTGCAGTTGGTGCACAGGATACCCCGAAGTTTGCCTGATTTATGATCGTGATCAGCCACTGCCTTAGTGTACCTAGAGGAGTTTAATTCACACCCGCAGATAGCACACTTGCCTTCCTGAAGGCACCATGTACGCTCATAGGTATGCGGATCCCACCCAGTAGTCCTAAGACGCCCCTTAGCTGACACACATTTCTTGCAGTCATTCCTATAGCTAATGTAAGTGTCACCATTCTTACATTTGTCTTCTCGTCTATAGAAGTCGTCTATAGCTTTAGTAATACCACAAGTTCTGCAAACTTTATAGCCTCTTTCGATAGCCTCTTTAATTGATTTTTTCATTGTTGTTACCATTTCGAGTACGCTTGTACCCTACGTATTTCTACTAGTCGTTGAACCTTCTATCCTTTCGGTATAGCTTGGCTGCTGATTCCCATTCTACAGGGTTCCAGCAATTAAATAACTTTTAGCACAGCAAGAGATTTTCAACCGTGCGGAATAGTACGAACAATCTGTTTGTCCATCATGACAGACGTTCTCGTGAAAGCCGTAAGGACTTCACCAGAGAAGATCTTCATGAACAGCTCATCACGATCAACAGCGCTCAGATTCTGGCCAGGATTAGAAATAGAATTAGCGGTTAACGCAGCCATTTTATTATATTCTTATTGTAGTTATATTATTGTTATTAGGAAATGTTTTTATTATGGGTACGTTACAACTGAGTATAGTACATCTTCATTTCGATAGCTCTAGTGTAACTGGGGTCAGCACCATAGCGGGGGTCACTCATAGCCTCCACTACTTCCTGCTTACTTGAGAAGCCCTTATAGCCACCCGTAGTAACCCCACCACCCATAATAGTAGGATTACGTGTTCCTTGCTTAGCAACCATCTTAGCTTTCATACCCTCAAACATAAGAGTAACAGCTTCAAGATTGTTGTTGTCAATAGCTCGATTAAAGGAACTCAGAACCTTATTAGAGAGGTTTCCTTGTGCCCACTCAATAACCTTGTTGTACGCCTGTTCTCCGCCTGCTGAATTATAGACAGCATTAGTGAACTCACTCTCAAGGTTATGTCGTGATTCAATGAAACCCTCAATGACCTCTGAAGGATAACCTGCCTGAGCAAGGTCAGCCATAGTCTTACTAGACAAGGCACCATACTCATTGTATTCCTTAATGGCCTGATTGAAGTCCACACCTTTAGCCTTAAGATCCTTACCAAGGACATCTAAGGTTTTCGTGTGCTTATCAATCTTTACATTAAGGTCACCCTCAGGTTCCCCCTGTTGTGGTTCTGCCTGAGGTTCACCCTGAGGTTCGCCTTCAGAAGGCTCACCCATAGGGACAGCATTATTACTGCCGCCATCCTTAAGTATACCTGTAGCTTCATCACCATCAAAGGTAAGCTGCTGAGTACCTGAGATCATAATATCGACACCATTGTCGACACTAAGACCATCACTATTCAAGTTTGTTGTTTCTTCGCTCACCTGTTACACCCCCTGTTCCTGTTGAGCTTTGTTGTTATCTACTGCCATCTGAGCCTGAGCATCAACACCCTGCTGGACAGCATACTGTTCCATCATTGCCTGCTGTTCCTTAGCAACCTGTTCAGGAGACTTAACGAGACCCGTAGCATCAATCTGAGCACTCGTGAAGATACGCATAGCTAAGTTCTGCTGATTGATCATCTGCATGATATCAGGGAACTGAGCAAGTACCTGAAGTGCCTGAGACAAGTTAGCAAAGTCATGACCACGACCCAAAGCATCAACACCAGTGATGACCGTAGGTTCAATCGTAGCGAACTGCTCAGAGATAGTCGGAAGGCTGCCATTAGACTGCATCTGATTGAAGATACAGGACACTAAAGGCAACTGAAGTTCCTGAGACAGGAGACTATAGACACCCCCTAAGGTATCCTCAAGTTCCTGAGCCATATATCTAATCTCTTCAGCCGTTACACGTTCAGCCTGCCGTTGCACACTAGAATTAAGCATGAAGCAATAAGACAATCTCTGTTCGATACCCTGAGATACCGCATAGCAGCCCTGAAGGTCAGTCTGTTTGTTTGTCTGCATTGCAACAATATCGTCCTGTCGACCTCTTACGAAAGCCCCATTCTCAGCTTTAGTAAGAGCCTTAATGTTAGTCTGACAGGAAGGAGACACTAGGTACAATACCTTAGCACAAATCATAGCCATATCGTTAATGGCATGCTGAAGGTTCTCTAAAGAGATCAAGTCACCAAGGTAATCTTCAACAAAGGAGCGACCATAGGATTCCCCATCTTTCTTAGTGAATCTCACAGG